TTTTCTCAGATAAATTTGCTAGACCAGTAACTATCTCTGCTCCTGAGTGATAATTAAATATGGGGGGGGGGTACCTCCCTCATTAATTTTTAACAAATAATTATAAACTTTTTAACACGAGAATAAAAATGGCAAACTATGTCTATGATTTAAGTGATCTATCTGCACAACCAACTAAACTAACAGTATTTGATGGTGCTGCGGATGATACCTTCGGTGAATCAGTTGCAGTAGGTTGATATTAATTTAACAATAGAGAATTAGAAAATGAAAACTTTTAAAGAGATAAGAGAAGGTGCAGAGAACTACACCATGAAGAAAGGACCTTACACTCGTAAGGTTGATGGTAAGACTGCTGACCGAATGAAAAGACAGGGTTGGAAACTAGTTGCTCGTGAAGAGGTTGAAGAAGCCCGACAGATGAAAAATCCTAAGAAGGACTCTATGGTTCAGAAGGGTGGTAAGACTATCGTAATCGATAAGTCCAAAGAAAAGGAATACCTAAGAAAAGGTTGGTCTTTGGCAGAGGCTTTCGAACCTCACAAGATGTATGATCCTAAGACTGGTAAAGAGTATGACGCTAAGACTAAAGATGATCATGAACGTATGAAGAAACTTGGTTACTCTCACGAAAAACCAGAAATCGATGAAGGTGTTTTACAAGAAAACTACAGAACTCTTGCACGTAAAGGTATGGGCACCGAAACTAAAAAGGAAGCACGAGTAGGTTTAGAGATTGATTTCTATGAGACTGAACGTGGAGACAAAGTATTTGGTAAAATTATCAAAGTAACTGGTACTGGGTATATTGTACAAGCACAAGAACGTGGTAACAATAAGAAGTATACTTTTAAGTTCCATGATCGTGTTAAAGCAAAGAAACTTATGAGTGAATCATACTCAGATATATCAACAGAAGCAATCTCATATGGTCGTCCTAAGAAATCTACAGAAAAGGACTCTGCTGATGTTGATGATTATAAAGCAACTTCTGATGATCGTAAAGCTGCGGATAAAAATGTGATTATGCAGATTCGTCGCGGTGTTGATATGCCTAAGGGTTGTACTGTAACTTTTCAGGATGGTAAGACTCAGAAGTTTCCACAAAAGGCTTGTCAATTAGTTGCCAAGAAATTTGATTCTTTCAAGAAGCCTGCTGTACGTAAGAAGTTTCAAGATGAGATTAATAAGTCATTGCCTTCTATGAAGAAAGCAATGAATATGAAAGGATAATACCATGAAAAGATTTTCACAGTTCTTATCTGAATCTTGTTGTGACGATTGTTCTACCTTAGATGAAGAACTTGTCATTGAGGATGCGGAATATGTATCTGAAGAGGGTAAGAAAGAAAATGTCAAGTTGAATAAGATTCAACGTGGTGGTTCTAAGAAGTTTTATGTGTATGTAAAGAACGATAAGGGTAATGTAGTAAAGGTATCTTTTGGTGATCCTAATATGGAGATCAAAAGAGATGATCCCGAAAGAAGAAAAAGTTTCCGCGCAAGACATAATTGTTCAGATCCAGGCCCTAAGTGGAAAGCTAGGTACTGGAGTTGTCGTCAGTGGCGTGCTAGTGCAAAGGTAGAGTGATGAAATCCTTTAAGGAGTATGTTTCTTCAGATGTTGTAACTGAAGCACCTACCGGACAGTTACTAAAAAGAGTTATGGCAAATACTATTCAGAAAAAAAAGTATTCTGCCGCACTTAAAATCCTAAAGGATATTTGGGATAGGAAAAAATCGGAAAAAGGACGCCGTCATGGACTGGAATATTATGCTGGTGTCGTATCTAAACAATATAATGTCGATGCTAGAGTTCTAAGAACGTTAGCGATAAATTCAGGTTTTTAGTTTTTTATAAATAAAACTAATATAATATGGGAAAGTCCATTAATGTCGGAATCACAAGAAAATTGGAGAGATGATCGTCTCAGTAGAATTGAAGAGAAGATAGATAAACTATCCGATGCAATGATATCCTTGGCTAGAGCTGAGGAAAAATTACTATCTATAGAGACTTCTAATCAAAACCAATATAAAAGAATTAATAGAATGTCTGAAAAAATAGACAATCTAGAAAGTAAAGCTGACGAATCCCATCGTGCAGTAAAAATCCTATATGGTATTATGTATGTAGTTGCAACTGCTGCAATTGGTACAATGTTTAAAATTTTAACAATGAATATAAACTAAGAGGCTAAAATGTCAAATAATAAATTAATCGGTGCGATAGAGGCATATAAGTCAATGATCTCTCAAGAAGAAGCACTGGAGGAAAAGAAAACTCTAGACCCTGTTGATGATAAGGCGAATGATAAAAAGTTCAAAGATCGGAAAGACAAGGATATCGATAACGACGGAGATGTTGACTCTTCTGACGAGTATCTGCATAAAAGGCGTAAAGCTACAGATGATGCAATTGACGGTGGTAAGAAACTCGCGAAGAATGAAGCTGTAGATGATACCGAAGCAGAAAAAGACGACAAAAAGAAACCCTTCCCACCTAAGAAGAAAGGTAAGGAAGATGATGGCGAGACTGAAGCTGAGAAGGAAGATGATGAGGAATCTCCGGTTGATACTGACAAGGAACCTGAAGTAGATGGTGGTTCTGATATGAAGAAAAATCCTAAGACTGCGGACAAGAAAGCTGAGATATCAAAAATCAAAGAATCTTTTGATGCTATGTGGGATCAAATTGTAGAAGCTGCAAAACCTAAACAAGTTCCCGATTCTGCTTCAAAACCTGAAGGTATCATGGACAAGGAATCTCCTAAGTCTAAAGAATTTGCAAAAATGCATGATGCGGATAATCCTGAAGTTGTTGGTGATGAAGCTGATTCTGTTGCATCAATAAATAAGGCAGAAAAGTCTTATAAGAAATCTAAAAAACGTCACAACGATAATGAGACTGGTGACAAGAATATAGTGAAAGGTTCTAAATAATATAGGTTTTATTATGGAAACAGAATTTTTATTTACTTGCGCTTTATTGTCTCTTACTATAGGAATTTTAGGATATGTTATTTTGTTTAAAAAAACTGATCCTAAAACAGGACAATTAACTTCTAGGTTTTTGACTGAGTCACCTCCTAACAAATCTATAGAAAAGATGACTAAAAAGGAACTCATTGAACTTGCTAGTCATCATGGTATAGATATAGTAAAGGATTTGAAAAAGGGAGATATGTTAACCACATTAAAAAATTGTGGTGTTAAGTCAGAATAAACTTCTGTGAAATTTTACATTCTTACTTCTAATCATATAGAGTGTCTAGAAAGACACTTTTACAAAATACCTACTGGTGAAGCCGTAGTCGTCATTAATTCTTTGGATGAGAATTATATAGATGCTGCGGTTTCTTTTTGTGTAAAACATAAAATAGAACACTATGTTACTGAATCGGACGGAACTCCAGCAACTGGTAAAAACTCTGTACTAAAATTATTCCGAGAAAGTGATAATGAATACATGGTACATATTGATGGAGATGATATATTAACCGACTATGGAATAGACCTTTACAAACGCATGTCTATGTGGTATAATGCACCAGATTGTTTGGTTTTATATCGACAAAAAGCAGTAAAAAAATCTAAAAAGGGGGACTGGTATGTACATTACTTCCCATTTGATAAGTCTTCTTTGTGTCAACAAAATATAACTAAAGAATATCTTATAGATTTTTTTATGTCTAAAGAGTATGGAAATTATTCTAGGGAATATGCAAAAAAATTAGCTGAAGAAAGATTAAAATTTAATAACATAATAGAAAGATATGGAGAATCTCACGAATCTATGTGTAGAATAGTTTTCTTCTCTAAAAAATGTGCGGAGATAATGAATTATGATAACTCTTTAGTTATTGGTGAGGATACAATACAATTTTTAAAACTTAAAAGGATCGCACTTAGTGGTGGTCTAAATATGGTAAGATACAGAGAAAGAACTAAACCCACATATTTCTATATGCAAGACTATGAGGGAACTGTTAAAAAAAATAATTGGGACTGGGTTGGACCATTTAATAAAATGGTAGAACAATTGGGGACTTTACCGGAATATCAGAACTTACCAGAGTTTTTAGATGATGGAACTAACAAGTAAAAATTTAGTATTATATGCAGCACAACATTATTATAATCCGACATGTATAGACAGTGAAGAATTTTTTTCTGATTTAAAAAGATTCAAGTACGTAAAAAGATTATTAAATAAATACGTATCTTCTAATGAATTGTCAGAAAGACTTATATTGAATCATCTCATTGTGATTTTTAATGTCTTTGGGAATGAAGCTGGAGTAGAGATGTTAGCATTAAAAATAGAAGGTATTGAACAGTGGAACGCGTTGAAACCTTTTCTTATATTTTTAAAAGCGATAACTAATGATGATCTGACTGGTATTAGTATGGACAAAAACGTAATAAAGACATTAAGAGATATGAGATAATGGGACTATTAAAATCAGCGGCTGACTTAGTTTATACAGTAAGATTTTTAAAACTATTGGTCACCCCCATAGAAGAAACCGAAACTTTTAAAGCGGGTATTATCGATAAAGATGGTAAAAAACGCAAGGACTATAGTATGAATACTATGGACGAACGTGAAGCTTACCGTAATTATTATACTCCTTTTCATAGACTTGTTTTCAATATAAAGAAACTTATGGCGAAAGCTCCGGGCGGTAGTAGTCGTCTTGCATCATATGCAGCTGCACTATATTTGATCAAGGAACACGGAGAATTGAACGACAGGGGAATAACTAAGATTCATAAAGATACCGGAATAGATATATTAGATATTCTACAAGAACAATCTGAATGGTTTATGTTAGAAAACAAACAAGTTTCGCCTGGCGTTTATAGAATAAAAGAAGAGACGGTAACTTCGAATTTTATTGAGGTAGTATCATCTAATGATCAGATAAGAATAACAGAAGATAATTCCCATCCTTGTGGTGAAATTTTTGGTATAAACATATATGAAGCTATACACCTAAAATCTCAACAACCCATGTATGTGACCACAGGTGAACTAAAAAAATGAATCTCGTCGAAGACTGCGAGTTTCTCACCGAAGGTTGGCCCAAAAGAGAGGGTCATGTTGTCCCTAGTGAGGTAACGTGTCTTATATTTTCTGCAATACTAAAAGAAACTAAATGCAATAATTTATTTGAGATTGGTTTTAATTATGGACATAGTTCTTATACTTTTATGAGTATAATGAAAGAACTGAATTTACATTCGGTGGATATTGGTCAATATGATCATACTCTTGTAAATGCGGAAAAACTTAAGAATATGTTCGGAGAGAGGTTTACCTTTTCTCATAGAAATTCTCACTCTATAGAACCTCATGAGATAGAAAATTATGATATGGTTTTTATTGATGGTGACCATAGAACAGATTCAATGTCTAGAGATTTGAATCTATGTAACAATGCAAACATAAAATATATATTAGTAGATGATTATGTGCGATGTATGTCGGAAACAGATAAGATATATCCAAGAGATTTGGTCGATCATTATTTGACCAAACTAGATTTTCCGTATAATAAGTTGAAAGAGTACATATACCCAGCAACAGACAGACAGAATCATATGATTTTATTGGAGAGAAATTAATGAAAACTTTTAAACAATGGCAAGATCAATTCGAAGAAATGGCTTCTACAAACACCACCTCGGTTGTTGGCGCTGGAGATGATAGTTCTACAGTTGTTGTTAGAAAAAAATATGACAGAAAAAAGAAAAGAAAAGATGTTCCACCAATACTTCAAAGAATGATAGATAGAAGAGAAAATCCTTTAATTTAGTTCTTTACTTTCTTTGTATTTTGTGATATAATACATACTAAATTATGCGAGGTTTGAAATGTCTATTACCAAAATGAAAGTTGTCGTCATGAACATTGAGGACAAAGCGGTGGTCTTTTTTGATGAATCTGCGATAGGTGGGGCTAGGGGTGTACTTCAAGCCCACTACGGAAAAAAAGAAGAAGTTGTCCTAGTGAATCTAGACCCAATAGAAGAGAAAGATCATGATCTTCCTTCAGACAGATTTTTATTATCTAACCCTAAATTATCTCTAAGAAAATATTTATTGTCAAACTATTCAGAAAACTATAAAGATGAAAATTCCTATATACTAGACACTATAAAATCCTTCATTAAAGAAGGAACCCATCTTTCTCTTGATGAGTCTTATATGGAATCTTCTAAATGTCAGTAAAAATTAATAAGAAAAGAGACGAGTTACTGACAGACTACGCTCTATCAATGTTACAAGACTTCTATATGCAAGAGGGTGAAGTTAGTCCACAAAATGCATATTCACGTGCAGCCACCGCATGGTCAACGTACAAAGGTGAAACTGACGAAGATCTCGCACAAAGACTCTATGGATATGTTAGTCAAAAATGGTTCATGTTTGCCTCCCCAGTACTATCCAATGCCCCTAACCCAAGATCCAAAAAGAAAAGTAAAGGTCTCCCTATATCCTGTTTCCTTACCTATGTTCCTGACACAGTCGAGGGACTGATAGAACACTCTTCCGAACTTAGATGGTTGTCTATTATGGGTGGCGGAGTAGGAGGTCATTGGTCAGATGTTAGATCAGTTTCCGACATAGCGCCTGGCCCTATGCCCTTTTTACATACTGTCGATGCGGATATGATCGCATATCGTCAAGGTAAAACTCGAAAAGGTTCTTACGCGGCATACATGGATGTCTCCCATCCAGAAATAATCGAATTCCTTAATATGCGTATCCCTACTGGGGATGTTCAACGTAAAGCTTTGAATCTCCATAATGCTATCAATATAACAGATGATTTTATGGAAGCAGTAAAAAACAATAGAAATTTTCATCTTGTATGTCCTAACGGTAACGCTATAAAAGACACTGTCAATGCTCGTAAATTATGGGAACGTATTTTGGAAACAAGATTTCGTACAGGAGAACCTTACCTAAATTTTATAGATACCGCCAATAGAGATCTCCCTCAACCATTAAAAGACTTGGGTTTAAAAATTCAGGGATCTAACCTATGCAATGAGATTCATCTTCCAACTTCCTCTGACAGAACTGCCGTCTGTTGTTTATCTTCATTGAATCTAGAGTACTATGAAGAATGGAAAGATACTAACATTGTTCGAGACTTGGTGCGTATGTTGGATAATGTATTAGAACATTTTGTTGAGAATGCACCAGACAGTATTAAAAGAGCTAGATTCAGCGCCTACAGAGAAAGATCTATAGGTCTAGGAGCAATGGGGTTTCATTCCTTACTACAGAAACACGGAGTTGCATGGGAATCCGAGACTGCCAGAAGTATAAACAATACAGTCTTTAACCACATTAACTCTGAAGCCGTATCAGAAACTAAACTACTTGCAGAACTTAGAGGAGAGTATCCTGATGGTGTGGGTAGTGGTCGTAGAAACGCTCACTTGATGGCTATTGCCCCTAACGCATCTTCTGGTGTTATTTTGAGTACAAGTCCTTCTATAGAACCTTCTAAAGCAAATGCCTATACTCATAGAACTCGTGCTGGTTCTTTTTTAGTTAAGAATAACTATCTTATTAAACTACTGGAAGAGAAGGGAGAGAATAACGAATCCAATTGGACATCAATTATAACCAATAAAGGTTCGGTACAACATTTACCATTCCTCACAGAAGGAGAGAAAGCGGTATTTAAAACCGCACAAGAACTTGATCAGACTTGGGTTGTTCAACATGCTGGAGATCGACAAAAATATATTTGTCAAGGACAATCCGTTAATATATTTTTCCCAGCTGGGGCAGATAAACATTATGTCAATAGGGTTCATCTTATGGCTTGGAAAATAGGTTTGAAGGGATTATATTATTTAAGAACTGAAGCTAAGAGTCGTGCAGAAAATGTTTCGGAGAAGGTAGAACGAGTTGCTCTTGGGGAGGATACAAGAACTCTTGTTTATGGTATACCCGATTGTCCTTTCTGTCAGTTAGCGAAAGATGAATTAAAATTACGTGGCATATATTATGATTATATAAACCTAAAAGAAGTGGGTAAGACTGCGGCCGAAGTCACTGGTCGAAAAGTAAAAAGTGTACCTCAAATATATATCTCCGGAAAATATGTTGGTGGGTACGAAGATTTAATGAAGTTCTTGGACAATCCGGTTCAAGAAGAATCCGAAGAATGCAGAGCTTGTGAGGGATAAATGTCACTATTAGAATTTAGTAAATCGTACAAACCTTTCGCCTATCCTTGGGCGGTAGATATGGTAAAAAAACATGAAGAAATTCATTGGGTAGAAGATGAAGCCGAACTTTCCGAAGATATTCAGGACTGGAAGACTAAACTTTCTGAACAAGAAAAAGAATTTATAACTCAGATATTGAGACTGTTCACGCAGTCAGATGTTCAGGTAGGAGAAAACTATCACGAACTTCTTATACCCAAATTCAAGAATAATGAAATAAGAAATATGTTAGCGTCTTTTGCTAATCGTGAAGGTGTTCACCAGCGTGCTTACGCGTTGTTAAATGACACTCTGGGTTTACCTGATGAAGAACATCACGCATTCCTAGAATATAGTGAAATGGCAGATAAGTTAGACTTCATGAAAGAGGGGAATATAAACTCCCATACCGGACTCGCACTTGTTCTAGCTCAGTCCGTATTCAATGAAGGTATGTCTCTGTTTGCATCATTCGTGATGCTACTAAACTTCCAACGTTTCGGTAAGATGAAAGGTATGGGAACTATTGTAGAGTGGTCTATCCGTGACGAGACTATGCACGTACAGGGTAATGCAAAACTATTCCGTGAGTTCTGTGAAGAACACCCACGTATTGTTAATGACGAACTCAAGTCTAAGATCTATGAGATGGCAAAGAACGCTGTTAAGTTAGAAGACCGATTCATCAAACTTGCATATAAGTCGGGTACCATTGAAGGTCTAACTGAAACAGATGTTAAACAGTACATTCGTCACATCGCTGATCGTAGGCTTCTTCAACTTGGAATGAAACCAAAGTTTGGAGTTAAGGATAACCCATTGACTTGGTTAGATTGGGTCCTTAATGGTGCCTCGCATGATAACTTCTTTGAAAAAAGAGTGACAGAGTATTCCGTAAATGGCATGGATGGTGAATGGGGATGGGAAGAGGAAGAAGAAAGTCCTGTTTGTGGTCTAGATGGTAAAGGTTGTCTAGCGTAATGTGGGAAATAGAATGCCCCATATGCGATATCTTTACCGCTGTAAAAATAAGGTACGAAATAGATGAGGATGAAGTCCCTCGTTTCTGTCCTATGTGTGGTTCTGATATAGACGCTGAAGAGGTAGATGATTACGAGTAGTTAGTATAGACATATATAATTGTTATGTGGATATATGAAGATAAAGAATTTAAACCCGACGATGAGTTCCTCAAAACTTATGTCGGGTTTGTTTATATGGTGACCGAAAAAGATAGTGGTAAAAAATATATCGGTAAGAAGTTATTTTGGAAACCAAAAACTTTGCCCGTCACCAAAAAGAGAAAGAGAAGAGTTAAAACTAAAGTTCAATCTGATTGGATGGATTATTATGGTTCAAGTGAGAATGTTAAATCTTTAGTTGAACAGAAAGGTGGTGAAGCTTTTAGTAGGGAGATACTTAGATTATGCAAATCTAAAGGAGACTGTTCTTATTATGAAGCTAAGTACCAATTTCAATACGAAGTACTAGAGTCTTCGGACTTTTACAATGAGTTTATTGGGTGTAAGGTACATTCCAAACACCTATCTATTAACATGAAAAAATAGGAAATTTATTATGCCAATCAAATGGAAATCAGATACAAAAGACAGGAAAAGAAATATTACTCGGTATTATATACACACCGTTCCTACCGAAGAACTTCAAGAATCTATTGCCAAAGACAACACTACGGGCAAGAAAAAACAAAAGGCCAGAAATGAACTGGTTCGTCGGAAGGCACCCCTAGTAGCGGAAACTGTTGAAGATTAAATACTTGACAAAGTTTTTTTATTGTGTTATAATACACGAATTAATGCTCGGATAGCTCAGTTGGTAGAGCAGCTGACTTGTAATCAGCAGGTCGCAGGTTCGACTCCTGTTCCGAGCTCCATTTTGGGGGTATAGCTCAGCTGGGAGAGCGTCGCCCTTGCACGGCGAAGGTCTGCGGTTCGATCCCGCATACCTCCACCATACGAGTCCTATGATTGAGGACTAGTAGTTATTTGTTTCTCCTATGATGAGAATGGGATTAATCATCCCAAATAGAAACACGAC